GTTAAGAGATAAATATAAAAACGTTTACAATCAAGATATACTAGAGTTTAATTATAACTCTTATAACTATTTAATACTTGGAGATGTACTAGAGCATTTGAGCATAAATGATGCACAAAACTTGCTTCAAGATTTAACATCAAAAAATATATATTGCATGGTTGCAATACCTTATGAAATGCAGCAAGATGCGGTAGGAGGCAATATTTACGAGATTCATCAACAAGCTGACTTAACAATATTTAACTTTACTGATCGTTACGCATTAATGAAACCATTTAAGATGAATGGTTTTTATGGATTATACTTAAATTATAATTTTATATGAATATAGTATGCTCAATACATCTTTATCCTCCGCAGCACAATTGCGGTGCAGAATGGATGTTACATCACATTAATAAAGACTTGATCAGCAAAGGACACAATGTACGAGTGCTTTTGCATCAAGCCAATCATTATAAGATTAAAAACAATTATGTGTTTGACGGCGTGGATGTTTTTCCTCCAAGTGAGAACGTGATTGATAATTTGATGCGTTGGAGTGATGCCGTAATTACGCATTTGGATTATACAAGATGGACAATTGGAGCTGCTAAACTTTATAAAAAACCAGTTTTTCATCTTATCCATAATAGCCATCCATACCCCGAAATCATTGACGCAAACACCAATCAACACGTTGTGTATAACTCTTTTTGGTTACGGGACAAATTGCAATACAAATGGGATAACTTTATACTAACGCCTCCCGTTGACTATCGTTACTACGACCTAAAGATTGACCCAGCGAAGAACGAATACATTACTCTAATTAACACCAACGAGAACAAAGGCGGTAAGATATTTGAACAAATTGCTCGTGCATTGCCAAATAAGCGGTTTTTAGGCGTTTTAGGGAGCTATGATCCTCAAATGGATGCTAAACTTCCAAATTTAAAATTAGTGCCTAATACGCCCGAAATTGCGCAATATTACAAGCAAACAAGGATACTACTAATGCCGAGTGATTATGAGAGTTGGGGCAGAACGGCAACCGAGGCTTATTGTTCTGGGATTCCAGTTATAAGCACAATGGCCGAAGGATTGGTCGAGAATTGTGGGAAAGCGGGCATATTTATAAAGGATCGGAATGATATTAAAAGCTGGGTTAAGGCAATTACTGAACTGGATGACGCCAAAAAATATAGTGAGGCATCCAAAAAAGCAAAAGAGAGATCAAGAGAGCATGACCCGAGAAAAGCGCTTGATGAGTTTGAGACCTGGTTCAGAGAAATGGTTAATAAATATAAGTAAGTATGGCGATATATATAAACGGGATAACGGTACTAGCTGACGGTGTAGTCGAGCCGGTTTCCTTACCCGATGCAAAAGATTGGATGAAGATAGATTATAACGATGAGGATGGCCTTATAAAGGATTTAATTAGTGCGTCTAGGGTGCATTTAGAGAAGATAAGCGGTATTGCTTTGGTTAATAAGTTATTGAAAGTCAATCTACAAACTACTGGAATAGCTCCAGGCGTTTGGATGGTTGATTTGCCTTATGGCCCATTAATTTGCGTTGATAGTGTTACCATAAAAACCGGAATAAATACTTACACTACTTTGGTAAAAAATGAGGATTATGAGGTAATAGGTGGCAAATTATGGTTATATTCACAAGGGATTTTTAACGTTCAATATCAGTGCGGTTATGGCTCAATTCCAGAGGACTTGGCAAATGATATACTTGCCTTGACTTCATGGCAATTTGAGAATAGAGGCAAAAAGATGAACGCTGACAAATCCTCTTTACTTAGCCAATATCCTAATTGGGATGGCCTTAACTATCATCAATACAAAAAAGTATTCATAGTATAATGCCGAGTGGATTCCGTTTAGAAGTTAATGATTATAAGTTCAACAAAATGCTTACCAAGCTCAAGCAAACCGTTGATGAAACAAGCGCAACGGTTGATCGTGAGTTAGCGGCTAGCGGTGAAGATATGGTTAGAAGTGCTAAAAATATATTAGCTGGTATTGTAGTTAATTATAATGGTAAACCATATAGAGGCGTTGATACTGGCAGGCTATTAAATAGCATATCCTTTAAAAAGGATCAATTTCTTAGCTATCAATTTGTGGCTCAAACTGACTATGCTGCTTATATTGAATTTGGTACTGGGCAAGGTTTTATAAAACCAGAAAGAGATAGTTGGATTCAATTGGCAAATAAATTTAGAGGTAATTCAATAAAACAAATAAGTTTACCACCTAGGCCTTATATGCGTCCAAGTATTTTGGCTTATTGGCCTATATACCAAAAGCGTGTAAGAGACTTTTTAAGAAAGAAAAGACAAGCGTAATGAAGGATAGTGCAAATAATGTAAGGGATATATATGTAAATGCTTTAAACGGCAACATTACTTACAATGGTAAGAATGTACCCGTTTATGGGCAGCCTCCATTTGTAACTCCTCCAGATAGATATATAATTATAAATAATATTGTTGAGGTAGCTAATAATACCAATGATAGCTTTGACAATGAGGTTGAGGTAACAATAGAGATTTATAGCGAACAAAACAAAAATAACAATGTAAGCCAAGTGGACAATATTTCTGGTCAAATACTTAATATTTTGATTCCAGATACGAAGATTAATGGGTTTAGTGATACTGACTTTTACGTATTCCCAATGGCTCGAACAAGTTCAAATTATTTACCTTTGTGGGACGGGGATAATTATATAGCAAGAAAAGTAATAACAATTAGAAATCTAGTAAATCAAAAATAAACAAAATGGCAAAAATTCAAGGTTCTACACAAAGCGTAGATATTAGCTTTGACAATGGTTCTACATGGGATTCGCTTATTTGCTTACGCACATCAAGCGTAAACGGTACAGTAGATTCAACAGTTGAACAAACTAACTGCGGTACTTTCACATCTATTGGTAAGCCCAATATGACTGTTGATTTCGATGCAATTTGCGAAACCGCCCCTAATTCAGACGAAGTTAGCTATTCAGCTCTTTTGACTGCATTTAGAAATGGTACGCAAATCATGGCAAGAGTACAAAGCCCAGTATTTACTGGTTCAAGTGCTGGTGCTGCTTATTATCAGTCATTTGATGGTTACATCACTTCATTAACTCTTAACCAATCTACTACTGAATTTATTAACTTCTCTGGTACAATTTCATCAAACGGAGTTATTGACATTACTGCTTAATTATGAACTATACTACTATTACTATTAACAACGAAACTATTGGACTAAAATTTGGGATGGCGTCTTTTAGATACCTTCAAGACAAATTCTCAAAAGACAAGACATTTGATATATCAATATTAAGTGAGATTACAATATCTCACATTATATATAGTGGATATTTCAATAATTGTCTAGTTAAGGAGGTTGACCCTAAATATAGCTTTGCTGACATTGTTGAATGGGTTGAGCAAACTTTGCTTAAAAACCAAGAAGATAATGAGATCGCAAAAGTTATAAAAGTTTGGTCAGAGAGCGATTTTATAAGACAAGAAAATCAATCAAAAGACCAAGCAAAAAAAAAGACCTCTCGTGGGAAGAAATAGAGGCGTTTGCGTTTGGAGAGTTAGGGTTGATGCCAAATGAATTTTACTCTTTGAGTCCTAAACATTACTCGTTAATGATGAAAGGACATGAAGATAAAAAAGTCGATAGCTACAAACAAACTAGACTACTTATGTTCACAATGGTAAGGTTAATGGCCGATCCAAAAACCGCACCTAAAACTCCAGAGCAGTTATGGGAATTACCAGGCGATGAGGACACAACTAAAATAGACGAAGAGGAATATAGACAATTAATTAATAGATATAGGAATGGCAAGTAACCAAGATTTCATATTTACGTTAGGTGCGGATATAAGCCAATTTACTAAATCTATTACGGAAGTAGAGGCGGAGTTAAAGAGTGTAAAAACATCATTAAAAAATCTAACTGGACAAGCTCTTGTTGAAGCAAATAGGTATGTTCAACAATTAGAAGGTAGTATAACTAATTTAAGAAAAGCTGGATTAGATAAATTACCACAAGCAGCTCAAGGTGGTACTGCGGCATTGTTTTCACTTAGCCAAGTTGCTAGGGATGCTCCATTTGGATTTATAGCTATTCAGAACAACTTACCGCTAGTAGTTGATCAATTTAGTGCATTATCTAAAGCAAGTGGAGGACTTGGAGGTGCGCTTAAACAAGTTGGGTCTGCATTGGTAGGTCCAGCCGGTATTGCTTTTGCGTTTGGTGCCGTTATTGCTGGAGTAACATCACTTGTTCAAAAATATGGCAGTTTATCCGCCGCTTTTGATGCAATTATTGGAGGTACAAGAATTTTAACAAAAGAGCAAAAAGATTTTGCTAAAAGTTTAGCTGACGAAGCAACAGAAGTTATATCACTTGCTACATTATATCCAAAATTTGAAAAGGATAGACAAAAGCAATTTGATATAATTAAAAAGTTAAATCAAGTAGCTCCAGAATATTTTGGTAATCTTAAAGCAGAAAAAACATCAATTGATGAATTAACTGCAAGTTTAGATAAATATATTGATTCATTTATTGGAAAGATTTATATAGAATCTCAACAAAAAAAGATAAATGAATTATTTACTAAATATGCAGAGCAAATTACTAGATTAATTGATGCTGAATTAGAAAGGAAAAAAGGTTTAAAAGATACAAAAACAATTGTAGATGGCTTGGGTAAATCAACTACCCAAATGATGAACGAAGCAATTGCAGCTACAAAACAACCTATGGTTGGTGATATTGGTTTAAATATAACACCAGTATTTCCGAAAAATACAACTCAAGGCGCAATTGATGAATTAAAATCAGAATTAAGATCACAACTAACTGGTGTATTTAGTGAAATAGATGTTTTTAAGGGTTTTATAAACATAGATGGTTTAAAACAACTAAAAACAAATACAAAAGAAGTAGAAGGATTATGGTCTGGGTTTGCTCCTGCTGCGGTTATAGCTGGTGATGATTTTAATAATGCAGTTAAAAAGAGTGCAAAAAATTTAGAAGGTTGGAGATACATTATAGAGCAAGTTGCTATAAAATCTGCTGAGTTAAAGACTAATTTGGATGGCGTTGCAAATACGGCAATTAAAATATCAAATACATCTTTTGATCAGTTATTTGAGAGTTTGCAAAATCAAGACATGCTTTTTGGCATACAAGAAGTGCAAAGAGGTGTTAATAAGGTATTTAAGGGGATGGATGACGACATGAAAGCAAATCAACAAAGATTCGAAAATTATAAATCAGTAATAGAAAATTTCATAACTGCACCTTTAGATTATTTATTTAACACAGTATTAGAAGGTGGCAAATTTAGTTGGAAAGAATTTGGAAATGTAGTGTTAAGAGTTTTGGCAAATATTATAAGCTCAATCATTGCAACTACGGCTGCGGCTGCAATTGCCAACGCAATTGTACCTGGAGCGGGGACGGCTGGTGTAAATGCTTATAATCAAAGTAGTAGATTATTTGGTAGAAATATGCAAGGTGGAATGAGTCCATCTCTTGGTTATACTCCAAGAGGTTTAGGAGGAGCGGCTAATTTTGGTGGCCTTAGTGGAGGAATAGGGTTGAGTGGCCAAGTAGTATTTGTACAAAGAGGTAGTGATTTAGTAGGAGTATTAAATAGATCAAACGCAACAATTAATAGAGTTGGCTAAAGCAGAAAAATATAGAATAAATTTTAAGACTCTACAAGGCCAAGATGCCCGCGTAGAGTTTTATTTTGAGGGGTTTGCTGGCTCTACAACAGAACTACGTGGAGGCACCAAGCCTTTTGTGCTTAAAGAGTTTAACACGAATGATGACTTATTTAAGCCCATTCGTCCTCAAATGGCAGAGATTGAAATAGTAGCTAGTGCAACTGGGGTAAGCATAGATAACTTTTTAGTAGATAATGATGATGATATTGAGGTAAGATTTTACTATGATGATCTTCTTACAGTTTATTGGAGGGGATGGCTTTTACAAGATGACTTCCAAGAGATTTGGGAGGACACCAATCACATTTTAATAATAAGAGCCATAGATGGCTTAGGATATAATAGGGACTTTCCATTGTCAAATAACGGTGCGGAAGTAACGGCAAAAACAACGCCTTTGCAATACATAGAGTATTGTACGGCTAACTCTGCTAAGAATTGGGATAAATTTTATTGCTTTAACAATTTGTTTCATCCCGACATGACCGATAGTGCTACTTACACCTCACTAGATCAATGTAAAATTGATCCTAAAACTTTCCAAGTACAAAGCACAGAGTATGAGTCATCCATAGAAGTTCTTGACAAAATAAATAGAGGTTTCAACCAAAATTTATTTATGTACAATGACAATTGGTGGCTCATGCGTATGGAGGAGCTTTATGTTCCTAAAACGGAGAACTTGAGGGGGTTTGTAGAGAATAGTAGCACAAGAACGGCTATTAACACAAGATATGACATTAACGTAGGCAATAGTGAGGATATAAAACTTATCTCTCCTAGTGCCATAAGAAATATAAATAGAAGAACAAAAGAGAATAGTGTACTTTTTAACTACGAGCAAATTGGTGAACTTATAACGAATGGCACTTTCTCAAGAGGAGATTTTATCTCCGATACGGCTACTCTTAAAGAATACGAGGTAGATAGTTGGGACTATAAATATACGGTCTCATCATCGGCTCCGGATTATTGGGGATTTGGCGGTACAACGCCTCCAAGCGGTACGGTTACAAGAAATGAGATTTGGACAAATATTGATACGGGATATTTAGAGGATAATTATGTAAGAGTACCTGGTTCTCAAAATACCTCTCCCGTTTATGATTATTATATAAGAAGCCAAGAGGTTAAAGTATTTACGGGTGAAAAGTTAGTCATTGGATTTGATTACAAATTTGACACAACATTTAATGATGACGGCTTTTTTAGGCAAATGGTTGTAATGCTTGATGGCGCAGCCAACAATTACTTTTTAGGTCAAGACGGTAAATGGAAGCAAACAAATAGCACATTTACAAATAATTACGCATATATTGGCTCAGATTATAACCAAGCTCAATCGCCTTTGCCTACGGAGTGGGTAAGTATAAATGTGGAGAGTGATCCTTTGCCGGATAATGGAGTAATTAAGATAGCCTTTATTTTAGATTATCACGCTTTGCTTGATCAAGCAAATGAGATGCACGTTAAGGCTTTGAACTTTCAAATTATTGAGAGATTTAACACATGGACAAGCGAGCCTTTGGTAGGTGTAAAAACGGCCTTTACAAAGGCAGACACTTTATACAATAAGCAAGAAAATGACATCTTTTTGCAAGATGGATTTTCATGGAATTATAAAGGCACTTTGTTAAATAGTGCTGGGACATCTATCCTTAACTCTACATGGTATCGTTATAGATATCCAACGGAGGAATTTAGTTTTAGAAAGCAAAATAACATTGCTTATTGGGAGAACACAAGATTTAACCGTAGCAAGTTAGATGCTAACTTTTACGGCCTTTTAAACAACGGAGATCGTATTGGTTTACATAATACGGTAATTTTTGTTGATGATGACCCAGATAAGGTATATGCAATCGTAAATCTCAAAGAGATTGACTTTGCGAGTGCTACATGGAGTGCAACTTTGCTAGAGGTTTGGGATGATAACAAAGACGGTCAAGATTTAGATAACAAAACTTTTGATGCCGATGTAACTACTGGTACGTACAATAATCCCGTAAATGTACCTTGGACGGTTGTAACGGCTGCGGATTTCACAATTGTTGGAGGTTACCAAATAACTTACAATGGAATTGTGAGTATTACGGAGCCAATTGTAATTAGTTTGGCTGGTAATATCAACACAACTAGCCCAGCTCCATTGCCTCCGGTAACTACTACATTTACGGTTAAGAAAAATGCGACAACGATAAAGACGCAAACTTATCCGGTAAGTGCTAATCCTCAAGCGTTTACGTTTAATTTATCCCCAAGCGGTTCAATCACAATCGACCCAGGGGATGTATTTACGGTAACGGTTAGCAATAACATTACTCAAATAGAATATACTAGCGGAGCTTTCACTATTGACTATCAATACCCAGGCACTTTGACTTATGATCCTTTTACAGAAAAATATATATACAATAAATAATGGCTGAAGTAGTAACGGCTCAAGGCTTAGTATTAGCGGTAACAAGTGCGGCGGGTGATGTTTACCCGTTTGCTTGTACTACAACCGCATCCATAACCATTAATAGGGACTTTATAGAGCTTGCACCTAAAACAAATGGTGTTTTTCGTGAATATATAAAAGGGCGTAGTGGTTATACGGTGAGTGGTAGTGGTCTGGTAAAAATGGTGGAAAGTTATACGCAACCTATAACATTTTTCGATACCTTTATTGAAGGTTCGGATAGTGAGTTTATAGGATATTTAGACATTGTTGATGCAAGCGGTAACTATAAAGTTTACAAGTTTTCTTGCATTGTCCAAGATTTGACTCTTACTAACGCAACTGGGCAAAACGCCTCATATAGCTTTACTTTACAAGGGACTGGGCCTTTAACTGAAATAACTGTTGTAGATAGTTACACCGTAGCTAGTGGTAAGATTACCTCAAGAAGTACGGCATCCTACAAACTTATTGGTGTGGCAATTGATGGGGTATGGTATTACAATTATACCGTAACCAATGAGGGGGGTGGAGTTTTCACGATAACAATAGGTGCATCATTTAATGGGGAAACGGTAAAAGCTGCATACCTACAATTATTCTAAAAATTATGTAATTTTAATAGCAAATGGAAGCAAATTTCTGGTTAGTTTTAGGGGTACAAACAATAGCATTCGGACTCGGTGCTATTCGCCTTTATACCGATATGAAAATAAAGCTAAGAGAGCATGATCTTAGGCTAAAGACTCTTGAAAAGAAAGAGGACGAGACTGCAATACAGTTCAAAGAGATTATGCAAGCTCTTAATGAGATTAAATTAGAATTAAAAGATAAAGCCGATAAGTTATGATAGGTGAATTAAACATGAAGCCGATAAAGAAGGGAGATACTTACATCATCACCTATTCATTCTATGA